GAACCGTAGCATCTACTGCATTAGCAGTCTTGTTACATAACGTCAGCCCAAGCACTATCGTCGTTGTTGCGCTTGGTACAGTATATAAATCAACGTATGCTGAGTGATTGATATCACTTGCGAAGGCATTTTTAAATGTATTTGCCATTTATTCTCTCCTAACCTAAAGCGATTGCTAACGCCACAACATCTGCCTCGGCTACTCCACCCGCTGCGGCAGCTTCTGGACCCCATGTTGATGAAGACGCATCATAAGTTAATACATAATTATCTGTGGGAGATGTGCTAGACACATCATTTAAGCTGCTTAGGTTCTGCCCTGTTATTGCCGTTAAATACCCAGCAGAGGCGTGATTGCCCCATCCGTGCGCCGTATCAGCATTTGTGCCTTGTGCAGACGTAGCCAGACCCGCTTCTGCTGCGGTTTGGTTAATCCATACAGAACTACTATTATCATAGGCAAGCACTTCATTATCAGCTACTGACGCTATTGTGACATCTGTAATATTAGCAATAGATGTTTTTACATCATCTGCTTTTGTTCCCTGAGCCGATGTAGCTAGCCCAGCCTCTACAGCCGTCTGGTTTATCCAAGTAGAGCTTGAATTATCGTAAGCTAACACCTCGTTGTCTGCTGCAGATGTAATAGTTACGTCTGAAACGCCGTTAATCGCTACTGTAGTGAGATAACCAGCAGAGGCATGGTTACCCCAGCCATGTGCTGTATCTGCGTTAGAACCCTGTGAGGAGGTCGCTAGGCCAGCTTCCGCGGCTGTTTGATTAACCCAAGTTGAGCTAGAATTGTCATATGCCAGAACTTCGTTGTCAGCTACGCTTGTAATGGTAATATCCGAAACACCATTTATTGCAACTGTTGTTAAATACCCTGCGCTTGCATGGTTTCCCCATCCGTACGCTGTGTTCCAGTTTGAAGAACTAGCAATATAGGAATCTGCTACTGCTGTTCCTTGCCATGTCCCTGTGGCTATTGTGCCTACTGCGGTGATATTCGTTTGGGATGCCGTTGCTAGCGTTCCCGCTATCGATGTGCTTGCTGTTAACGTAGTAAAAGAGCCAGCTACTGCAGAATTGCCTCCAATAACAGTGCCATCTATTGTCCCGCCGTTTATATCTGCTGATGTTATAGTTAAAGATGCGGCTGTCCCGCCATCTGATAAAGCTGCATTCCATGTTGCTGAATTTGTATCTACAGTCGTTATTACCGCATTTATCTTGGTGCGTACACTTGCACCACTTTCATTGTCTGCAAAGGTTGGCATTATACGTCAGTCCATTTATCTGTTGCTGAATCTTCCCAAACCCAGCCATCAAGCCATTGGTATTGGTCTTCCCATATACCATTAACTAATAGCCATGCTTGGCTTGTCCAAGAGGTAGATATATCCGCTGTATTTGACCAGCTATTTGATACGTCAGCGATGTTAGACCAAGACATTAGCCTAGTCCATGTATCTTCATCACCATGCCCGCTCCTGTGTTACTTGCTCGTTCTGATGATAGGTTAATACGGTTAATTGCAGCCGCATATAATTGCGACCACAACTGGACACGATCATCTTCCGCTAAATAAGGAGCTGAATGTAAAAGAGACCCATACAAGTAGACATCAGGATGGTCTGTTAATAGCCAGTTTGTTGTGCTTGAATCAGATAAAGACGTTATCTTCTGATAATACAACAGCTCTGATGTATAACTACCGTCTGGGGTTGGATAAAATTCAAAATTAAGTTCCGAGTGCCGATAATGCTGGGGAGTGCCTGTCGCGTCCTCCGCTCCAGCTCTTTTGTCTGCCATTGCTTGGGCTGATATAAAATTAACCACTGTAGTCCCAGAGCCAGTAAGGTGCATTCTGATGCTTTCTAGCCAATCAGAAGGTCTTTCGACGTATTGGGTTGCTACTGTTGCGGTTGCCCTATTCTCCATTTTATAGTGGCGAATGTCTCTGTTAAATTGCGCTTCAGCCATTGCTATAAATGTGGGAATGACAGACGTAAGATCAGTTCGGTTTAAAAAATCCGCTATATTGCTTTTCAGCTCACTGAAATTAGTTAGTGCCATCTTACAATATTATCATAGATAGCCAAGATTACTACCTCTAAACGATGCCTTGCAAATTCCTACGGATCGGCTCGCCCCAGCCCGAAGTCTCCTTGTAACCTATAGCCAGATATCTAAACGCATCTGCACCATGTGATGCCCAATCATGATGGGGGCGGCTTCTCCACGCTAGATTGTGCTCGTCATATTCTCTATGGTATTGTCGTAAGCAGTCAATACCTCTTTCGCATTTATTTTTATCAAACCAGCACCTAGTAATTAACGACCTCACAGCTTGTATACCGTCATCTACGCTTAATTGCGGCGCTATCTGTATGTTATTAACCCCTAAGCTATTTAATGTCTCTAGCCTTGATCTACCGCTTCCTAGCTCACGAACCCTTATATCATGCGGCAAAATATGTTGAGTATAGTTATATCCTTTGTCGTTTAAGGTCTTTACGTAATGGTCTAGCCCCACACCAGAGGTCTCATAGTAATCAATTAGTCGGACTTCTGCACCAACGTATTGAGCAAACCAGATTGCAGTGGAGTCTCCAACACCTAAATCCCAAGCAGTAACAACACCAAGTGACTTGTCTATAGGGACGTTGCTGATTCTTTCTTCTGCTAATGCTTCACGCATCTCAACTGTGTAATATGCCCCATCGACATGTATCAGAAATTCGCCTTCCCAGATATGGTCGTAAAAATCAGGTCTTAGCTTTTTATCTTCCAGCCTTTCTTTATTTAACACCAAGGGAAAATAGGGGTTATCGTTCCAGTTTACATTAGCAATTCTCATGTCTGCTGGCGGGTTATCTCTAAATCTTCTATGCGTTGCTGACTGCTTGCTTTCTGGGTTCCATGTCACCCATATTTCTGAATCTTCTTCCCTAACCGTAGGAATTAGCTTCTGCCATGCAGCCTCAGACACGCTCTCAGCTTCGTCTATCCAGCATAATAATATCCTAGCCTTAGACTTTATTGAGTCTAAGTTTCGTCTTAGACCAGCAAATACATACCTTATACGGCCATCTCTTGACCTGATGTATTTCTCTCCAATTTCATAATAATTATTAAGCCACGACTCACTTCTTATAGCTACTTTGACCTCCTCCATTGAAGATTCGTCTAACGAGTTTAAGTGTTCTCTAGCGCAAAGTATTTGTCCAGAAAGCCCAGCTTGCCCCATGCGATAGCCCCAGACAGCCGTCATTAAGGCAAATGATCTGGTTTTGCCTGAGCCTCTTCCACCATAACTGCATCGATAACGAGCCGATCCGTCAAAGATGTCAATTAATTTGGGCGGTAAGTGTATCGTTGCTTCCTTCATATTCTTCAAATTCTGCGTCTACTGGCACTTCTTTAGCTATCAACCTTATTGTTTTTGGACTCGACATAGAAGCATCTGAACTTAAATGGTCAATCCTATCTGCTTGGTTAAGCCAAGTCTTGCCTAGCCAGATTAACATAGTTACATTCCCATCCATTGCTGTTTGGTATTGCTTTCTTCTTAATGAGGCCTTGCCAGCAGCCCCTTTTAGTCGAAAATACTCCGCAAAACCCATATCATGCTCTTCTTCGCATCTTCGTTGTAAAGTATCATATGACACTCCAAGCACTGAAGCTATTTCTTCACCTGTGCATTGGATCCCGCACATCTGGTTAACTTGCTCCCAATTTATTTCGATTTTTGGTCTAGCCATCATCTTCGCCTCTTTTTACATTTGCATTCATTATCTTTTGCCTCGCAATGAACCAAGAGAATAGAACACTAATGTGTTTCTATATCCTCGATGCCCTGTCGCTTCAATGGGCGTTACTCCATGCAAACTTTTCCAAGCGGGATAAACTAACATTGCGTTATCTGCGCTATCTACTGTGACACCATAGCTGGGAATAGTAGTGTTGCCTCCTGATGCTTTTTTCTTTTTTGAAATAATAACATTTACACATCCCACCAAGTTGGCTTTATCTATATGATAGTCTGCAGCTATGTTGCAGTTAGCTATAGAAGAACTAAACATAGGGCTGAACCTGTATTTTTTTGGGATGTTTTTTTCAACTAACATTCTTTGTTCATGATACTGCTCAGGCATAACCTCCAGCACAATTTTTTCTGCCTCTTCACATAACAGCTTCATAGCTTTAATGTAGTTTCTGGCCGAATCTACTCTATGGACGCTAGAGATTGTTGCGTAGTTCCTCCGCATGTGCGGCTTGGGAGGTATAGAACCAAGTATGACCGACCATTGAGTAACAAGGTTGATTCCCGCTTTTTTCCTAGCCTCCTTCATGGCTTTGCTTCCTTGCGGACCTCTAGACATTTCTGTTTTCGGGACTCGGTCTGAGCGCAACTCATTATCAGCTATATCTGCAAGTTTTCCAGCTTTTTCACTCCAGTCATTTATATTACGCAAGTAAAAGCCGACAACTTTTCCTTGTTCTGTGAATTTTGCATTTTCAAAAAGGTTTGCTTTTATAGGGCTGACTTTGTCCCCGATTACATAAGGATGATTGACTTCTTTTAATTCTATTTTTTTCATTGCAATCCGATTCGTTTACGCACTTTGCAGATATTTCCGTCGCTGGCTTGTAGTTTTATATGTGTTCCTTTATCCCATCCAGACTTTTCGGCAGACCTAATCAATGGGCTGTATTTTTTAATCAAATACACACACTCTTTCTTTCGCAACGCTTTGCGCTCTTCTGTGCTTCCATAACCGCCAGCAGTATATCTTTCAAAGTATGGAACGCACCAATTTAAAACCATCACATTTCCATGACGAACAAGGTTTTCAGCAGTCCAACAAAAGTCATCAATCATCTGGCAATTGACGTCGAATTCATAGCTAGATTTTTTTACTAGCCAAAACCTTCCATCGGCCAGCCCTCTTGTAGTAAATTTTTTTCCTAAATTCATCGGGTTGTCATGCAAACCAAAACCAATCAAATGAATTTTATTTGCCTCTGCTATCTCTATCAGCTTTGGAAACATTGAAAACATTTCTGACAATGTAATCTCTTTTCTCAATCTATACGCATTTTGATTTTCGATATTCACATCAATTCGCTGAGTTTTGCTTAATATGAATTTTTTCGGGTAAGACTTAATCCGCTGAAAATCATCGCACATAAATACAGCCCACTCTCCGCTATCCATCATTCTTAAAGCACTGTTCCTTTGAAACGCAAGCCCTTTATCATTTTTGGTAACAACTGGGTCTCCTTTTAACGTGCCTCCTTTTTTGAATTTTATTAAATCCGATTCGCTATGAATCAAAACAATGTGAGGGATATTATTTTCATAAAGAGCTTGGCTTGTTGTGGCTGTTTCGTACCGATTATAAAAAAAAACAAATACTTTCATTAAAGCTCTTTTTCATTTTCTAATAATGTCTGCAACAATATCCCTCCGATATACGCTTCGGCTTGGCGGTATTTCTTAATCACTTCAACTGCTTGCTCATAATCATCAGATTCAAATTCAATCTGAATGGCTTTTTTTACATTAGCCGCCATCTGTGCAAGCTCTTTGTCTACCGCATCCCCATCAAGCAAGCTGTAATCCATGTCATGCAAAGGCTCTGTTTCTGACACATCTTTTAAATATTCTATCTCTTCTTTTTCAAACCCTAAAAATTCTATATCCCCTAAATTTTTTTCAATTTCTGCAATATCATCTAACACTATCTGGTTATCCCACTCTGAATTTAAACCTATTTTGTTGTGCGTTATCACATATGCTTTTTTTTCAATTTCGCTTAAACCTGTTTTTCTTATGGCTGGTAAATGTGTTAATCCAACTATTTTTGCTGCTTCACACCTACCATGCCCAGAAAGTAAAATATTATTTTCGTCTACATGAACCGGGTCTGTAAAATCAAACCGCTCAATGTTGTTTTTTATTTCTTGGATTTGTTTTTCTGAATGTATTCGAGGGTTTTTTTCTCTAGGAATTATCTTTTCGATTTCTATTTGCTCAATCTTTAGTAAAGACTTCTTCTCCATACCTTTCAAACACCCTATGATATCTGTTGATAGTTTGGTAATGCCAATAGCCGAGCTTTTTAGCTATCTCTGAATAACTAAAACCCTGTCGATGCCAGTTATCAATCTTCCTAATAACTGAGCGCCGACAGTTCTTAATATATATTTCAGTCACAGCTTGGGCTTAGTTTTTTATAGTCCGGCCATGCTTTAGAACAAACCATTTGAATATACGTTTGCTCTTGTGCTAGCTCACTTTCAAAGTCTTGTTGACCAACTAAACCAATAGCAATGACTGCCGTGACAACGAGTATAATACAAATTGAACCGTTTACATAGACTTTCATTTTTTACCTCCTAATTTCTTAAACGGATGCCCATAGCGATACACTGCTATTCTGCTTTTGCCGCCTGTCCTATTCTTTACCATCTTTTCTTCCGTTAAAATCACATGGCCTTTCTGTCTCAGCTTATAAACAACGGCTGCAAGCCTAAATATCCCATACCGCTCATAGGCTTTTAGCTGAGTAATACTAGAACGCTTTAAATGCTTGAGGATGGTTTCTTCTTGTGTGGTTGTCATTCTACGCCTCCATTGTTTGAACAAATTTGAAAAAGTCTTCTAAATTGCCATAGAAAGCA